TCAGCCAAAATACTCTGTGGGAAGGCTCAAAACATTGAACTTCACAAGGAGGATAATTAAGAGCGTGTAGGCGCAAGATACCAGTAGATCTTTGGCTAATTCCTTTTTGCCGTATCTGGTCTTCTTGCCCGATACAGCACTAACCACACCAGAGTGCATCATCATCAGACCCACAATGTTAGTAAGCCAATACGCCAGAACCATGGCTCCTGAGAACAAATCCCGACTGACTAGACCAAACGGGATCGCAATGACATATGCCAGTGGGATGTTAACGAATAGGTCGTTCCACCATGTTAGGGGTGACAACACGAAGCCAACTGTCGCTATTGCGGCTCCAAGGAATCTCGTTTTCACAGTACCTGAATTTGAAGTCATAGCTCTGTAAGGTGACGTATAACTATATAATTATATGGAATTCCACAATTGCTCACGGTTCACTACAAAAACATGATAGCAGAATACCATTTCTGATTGTTCTGACAAGTTACAACCGCCCCTATGCAGCTGTTTTGATACTATTATACCTATGAGCCTCTTGCAAAAGTACCAACTACAGGTTTCAACCTGTAACATGTTGAAATAATTGAGCTTCACTGGGTTTAGTGGTATTGTTTGGTTGACGCCAAAACAAAACCAAGGATAAATCCAATGAAGCTCACAGACAAGATATCATGGTTGATGGGCCGTGTCCAAAGAAGTCTATTTCCCCATCTTGATGAATGCTTTGACACGCTCCTCACTGAGCAGGAACAACGTCTGGTAACTATGCTCGAGATTGTTCAGGTTGAAAGGTATGTTTCCAAAAAATCGACAACCCAGCGGCTGGGCCGTAAGCTGCTTGTACGGGAAGCCTTGGCCCGGGCATTTGTAGCAAAGGCAGTGTATCGTCTCCCAACGACCAGTGACTTGATCAGGGCGATTCGAGCAACTAGCAATCTTAGACGTATCTGTGGATTCATCGCCATTGGTGAGATACCGTCGGAGTCCACCTTCTCGCGTGCCTTTACCGAGTTTGCCGACAGCGGGCTTGGCAATCGAGCACATGATGCCCTGGTGCAGGACTACCTTGCCGGTGAGTTGATTGGCCATATCAGTCGGGATTCTACCGCCATTGTTGGCCGAGAGAAACCCACCCAAAAGGTGAAAAAACCCAAGATGCCACGCAAGAGAGGCCGTCCTGCCAAAGGTGAACAACGGGAGCCGGTTGTCGAGAAACGACTTGATCGTCAGGTTGGTCAGTCCGCAGCAGAGGCCATCCGAGAACTGCCATTCGCCTGCGACCGAGGCACCAAGAAGAATGCCAAAGGATACAAAACGTCCTGGAACGGGTACAAGCTGCATCTGGACATCAATGATGTGGGTCTGCCAATCAGTGCTTACGACGCTCGGCTTATTAACGAAACAAGTCGACAGTTTGAGCATGTGCCGATTATTGATAAAAACTCGCGCGGCAGAGAGGTTATTCCGATGGCACCCCACGAAGCAGAGCGCTACAAAGTAAGGACATCTGTAGAACAGGCCAATGGCCGACTAAAAGAAGACTTCGGAGCCGACAACGTCATGGTGAAGGGGCACAGCAAGGTAAACCAGCACCTGATGTTTGGGGTCATCGTTTTATTTGCTGATCAGCTCATACGGCTGCTTGTATAGATTCTCAAAGACCGGACACAACATAAAACACGGGAGACGTGCGCCCATGTTGCCATAGTATTCCATGAAAACTCAGCAAAAAGGACCAACAGAGAGGTCGGCTGGCCCGTTTAGCAGGCTGACCTCAACAGCTAACTGATTGTCCCTCTTAAGCTGAACATTTTGCAAAAAGCTCCTATTATATGGAATTCCATATAACTATGCTTTTTAGTTATTTCTCGCTTTATTGGAGAAATTGAAGATGTTCTAAAGACATCATAAATATGACCAGATTTATGATTATTACTGACTTTAATTTGGGACTGCCTTTTTAGTTAAGGCATACGTGTAGAGGATCAAGAGGTATGGAACCAGAGAGAATTAAAGTGAAAAAGTGAAAAAGGCCGGGAAACAGTGGGATTGTCCGGTAATTGGTGGGAAAAATTATAGTTGGGACCAAAACTGTTTAAATGGTTTTAAAATTATAAAAATGACGCGAGGTTTGGAACCTTAATTAATATAAGCTATGTCTAGCTTGATGCTTCACGACGAATTCTCCGGATTAAAGCCGCGTAGCAATTAGGGTCTTCTTCGATTTCAAGACAAATAATTTCCTCAATAAGATCTACCGAAATTGGGCCTTCGTGACCAGCCTCGACATATGGGACGACCATCTCTTTCCTCGCTTCTTCTTCCTTCCAACGCGTCCACGGGACAAGGGCCTCATTTACTTCTTTCTTAAGCATAAATATGGCTATGGCTTCACAGCGAGACAAAGCGGGGTCAAATGGCGAACATTTTGCCCGATAAAAAGCAAGATCTTCTGTTACTTCAGCTCGATAGTCAAACAGAGAGACACAATTTCTGTTACGAAAGAAAGAATTATAGTTACCAAATGCTGGTGAGAATGTGCCATCAGTATTTGGTTTAATTCCCCCTCCGCTCATGATCAATTCAAGATTAATCAATTGGGTTACGTGAAAAACTCTCCCCTGCAGGAGGGCAGTGAGATCGTCAAGGGATTGAGTCTCAAGACGAACATAATTCGTAATTTTCACCGGCATTACTGCGGAACGCTCTTAGCTAACGCGCCGCACGACGGGCATTTATATTTACCCCAGCCCCAGGCCCAAAAGATCAGCCCAGGTATAAGCCAAAAGAAAAGCCCTAATATAATGATAAACTTGGGGAGGGCGTAATTGGCCAGCCAGGTCTTCATCTGGCCTTTGTAACTACATTGGAGGCATTTCCGGTGGCTTACGTAGCTACTACTTTCTGCCGGTTCGTTTTCGATCTGCATAACCTTACATGACGGACAAAAAGACGACCCTGCTTTAAGGAGAGCACCGCAGTCGCTGCACGTCCCCGCCATTGCTTGGGCCTGATTCAGAAATTCTTTGCAGTGCTTACATTTGATGGCATCATCCAGAATGTCTTCTGCACAATAAGGGCATTTCTTCATTGATTGTCCTTCTATAGGGCCTATTTTTTAATAACCCCGTTACGTTTACCCACTTTTTGAATTACTTTTAGTTTGTTCATTGCCCATTCTACGGCTGCTGCGTACAAAGCTGCATCGTCGATATTCTTATTGCAATAATATTCAAGCACTTTGTAGGCGGCTGTGTCGAACATACCGGGCAAGCCGGTGTCTTTACAGCCACGGTTCCAGATGTACTCTCCTCGCTCCTGAGAATATTCTTTTAAGCTCTTTATCTTCGCGGCATCAAGGAACTCCGGCAGGCTCAACTCTTTTACCTGGGATGTAATATTCTTTCTGGCTTCGTCAGGGAGCTTTTCCCACCTCTCCACGATCGCGGCCAGGTCAGGATCGCTAATAGAGAAAGAATGTTCTTCAGCCCCTTCTCCTAATAATAAACCAACTAGGCTATCACCTTCTTTCCCATATATAAGCCAATCCGTTGAGACTTTATAGCTTCGGCATAGCTCAGCAATAAACGCGCCGTCCGGCGGGTTGGTGTCGTTTTCGTAGCGCTGGATGGTGTTTCTATTCTTATCAAACTCCCGCCCAAAGACCTCGCGAGACTTTGTTCCCCTTAGTTGTTTTATCCTTTCGCCGATGCTCATATTGCCTAATTTATGGTGCAACCTTCAAGCTCATTAAAGGTTGCGTTATAGGTTGCGCGCCACCTACACAACTGCCCTCTGGGTAATCCTTTGAAATTCCGTCTAAAAACAGGGGAGGCTCAGATTACAGGCAAAAAACTGTAGGTTGCACGGTATTTGAGGTTGCATTGCCTCATTTATGGTGCTATAAATGACATATATAAAGCACGCTAATGTCATATTTATACACCATGTAACGTCTGGCGGTCAATGGTCGCCAGGCAAAGATTACGGACAGCAAACCTAAAGAGAACCGGACAGTGATACAGCGAGACTTATTCAGCGTTAAAACTTTTGCCTCGGTGGTGCCAGAGGTAAAGAAGGCCATGAATGAAGCAGCCAAGGCCAGCAAGTGGAGCCGCGAGGAAATCGTGGATCGAATGAATGAGTTGGCCTCCAGGCATAATGTGGCCCTGATTAAGGGCAACAATAAAGGCTTGCCACCAGAGACCCTGGAGCAATGGCTGAAACCGGGAGAAATACACCGCTACCCTAGCCTGCCTGCGCTGACAATATTCTGTGCGGCGGCCGAGTCGGCAGGGCCGGTCGCGGCGCTGGCCGATGTTCTGGGAGCGATGGTGATCGGCGAGGACGATGTGGCGTTATTGAAATGGGCGAAAGCCTACCATCGGGCTAAAGCGGCACGCAATGAGATGAAACAGATTGAGGTGGATTTATGAGAAAAAGATGGACCTTGCCTCGCCGACAAAAAGAGAGAAACCGGATCGAGATCCGAAGGTGGATGCTGGCCCAAACTCCGACCTTAACGGTAAACGGGATAGCAGCCGAGCTGAACGTGAATCAACCGAATGTAAGCAACACTTTGGCTGACCGGCGAAACAATCGCCAAGTGCTCCAGTACCTGGTGGACAAAGGGTGCCCCGTCAAATACTTGGCGCTACCTCCAGATATGGAAGCGGCACTGGGAAAAGCTGCGTAGATCAAAGCTGAAGTTCTCCAACATACAAACGACGAGGAATAACAATGGGTGGGCATCTTATACCTGAACAAATAAAGCCATTATCAAAAGCAGAGCAGAAGCGGCTTGAGAAATTAGAGGGTGTTATCCAGACGAACCTGGAAGGGTTCGTCTCGGTCTGCCTGGCGTTTGCCGAGATCAAAGCCAAGCGGTTGTACAGAGAGAATTACTTAACTATTGAAGAATACGCCAGCCTACATTTTGACCTTTCGCGGACCAGATTTTTTCAGTTGGCCGATGGCGGCGATCTGTTGATGCATTTGCAAGAGTGCACAATTGTGGACTCTGGTGACTGGCAACCACAGAACGAAGCGCAGCTCCGGCCCTTGATCCCTGTCTTTAAAAATGACCCGGACAAATTGTCGAAAATTATTGAGTTAGCAATCGAGACTGCGCCGGACGGCAAGGTCACCGCCGCTCATCTGTCAAAAACAATCAAGGCCAAATCAGACAAGGATCTGACAAAGAAGGTTATCAAAACCAAAGGCGCTATCAGAATTTCCAAGAAAGTCAGTGACTCATTCTCTGCCGCTTTTGAGAACCTCCTTGATGAAATCAATAGAGAAATAGCGACCGACTGGAAGACCACCTCTAAAGATATTGTGCTGCGCAACCTGACGGCCCTTCAGGCCGCGATAGAAGGATAAGGCCGCCATGCAACAAGCCGTGTACTCAGCCAAAGAACTATCCAAGATCTTGGATGTCCATCTAACCACCGCCATCAGGCGTGCTGAAAAAGAAAGTTGGAAATACACTTGGCGCAAAGGACCAAGGGGGGCAGTCAAGAAGTACCTAGCCCCCCTGCTCCCCGAAGATATCAGAATCAAAGTTGCCCGTCATACGGCCATTAACGGCAGCGGGGTTACCTCTCCTTCCCCCGTTGCTGCAATGAGCGCTAACGCCACTCCCCCTGGTGTTGGCGCTCAGGCCGGGGCATTGCTGGGCCAGACCAGAGTCGCGGACGATGCCGAATCAGCCGAGCAGACCCGGATCAACCGGGAACGCGGTCTGGCCTCATTCAATCAACTACCCAAACAGCGACAACACGAAGCCGAGGCCCGGCTGGAAATTCTCCAGGCCCGCGACGCCTTTATCAAAGCCGCCTGCCTGCCGATCAAACGCGGGAGCCAGGCCTTTGCCCTTGAGTATTGCGAAGGCAATCTTAACCTGCCCGCCGCGATCACAAAAATCATCGGCCCCACCTTGTCCTGGTCGACCCTCAACCGCTGGCAGCAATCATATAAAGATGCAGGCCTGGCCGGTCTGGCCAGCGGCTACAAGAGCCCGAACAAGGGCAAAACCACCCTAAGCCCACCCCAACGGGAACTGATCAAAGGACTGCTGACCGCCCATCCCCATATAAGTCTGGTCAAGATCATGTCATCGCTGGAGGCGCGGTTCGACGGATCAGTACCGCATATCAGCTCGGTCCGGCGCTATGTGAAAAGATGGACCAAAAAACACCAGAGCCTGCTCCTTTACATCGCCAACCCCGACGCCTGGAAAAACAAACATCAGACCGCCCAGGGCGACGCCTCGGCCCAGGTCTCCCGCCTCAACCAGGTCTGGGAATTCGACTCAACCCCGACCGACGTGATGCTCAAAGACGGCCGTTACAATCTGATCGGGGTAATCGACGTCTATTCCCGCCGCCCGAAACTGCTGGTCAGCCCTACATCTAAAGCTATAGCGATTGCGGCCCTGACCCGGCGGGCGATCCTCGATTGGGGGGTGCCGGAGATCGCCAAGACCGACAACGGGGCTGATTATGTCTCGAAGCACCTGGTCAGGGTTTTTGATGATCTAGAAGTCGATCAAGTTCTCTGCCAGCCATTCACCCCGGAATCCAAGCCTCATATTGAGCGGTTTTTCAAGACCTTCTCCCACGACATTATGGAGCTGCTGCCCGGCTATATCGGCCACAGCGTCGCCGACCGCAAGGCCATTGAGGCCCGGCGCTCCTTTGCCGACCGGCTGATGAAAAAGGGCGGCGATCCGGTAGAGCTCAACAAGATGACCGCCGCTGAGTTACAGGATATCTGCGACCGATGGTGCCGGGCGATCTATGAGCAGAACCAGCATGGCGGCCTGAACGGCAAAACCCCGGCGGCGATGGCCAGGGACTGGGCCGAGCCGACCAGACGGATCACCGACGTGCGAGCGCTTGATCTTCTGTTATCAGAAGCGCCGGGCGGCGACGGGACCCGCATCGTGCATAAGAAAGGGGTCAAGGTCGATAACACGTTTTTTATCGCCGCCGAACTGCCTGAGCCCGGCACTAAGGTCAGGGTTTTGCTGGACCAGGCCGACTACGGGACCATCTATATTTTTGACGGTGAAACCCGCGATTACATCTGCACGGCGGTTGATCCGATCAGGACCGGTCATGACCGGGCCGAGATCGCCGCCAAGAGCAAGGCCATCCAGAAGACGATCATGCGTGAGGGCAGCAAGGAGTTAAAGAAGATCGCCCGCCAGACTGCCGCCCAGGATATCCACATGGAGATCCTGGAGCACCGCGAGGGACAGATCGCCGGGATCGTTGATTTTCCCAAGGCAACAAAAGATTACACGACCCCGGCCCTGGACCAGGCAGCCAAGGCGGTAATCGGCCACGACCAGGCGAACCGTGAGCAAGAGGAAATGGACGAGCTGCTTGAGGACCTGGCCGCCGAGAGGCAAGAGGAGGTCGTGGTTTACGAGGAGCAGAAGGCAACCGGGATCGTGCCGTTATTTACCAGCTCGACTGAGCGGTATCAGTGGATCAGGGACCAGATTGTTGGCGGCAGGGAGTTAACTGCTGAGGAGATAATCTTTCTGGACGAGTTTTATCAGACCACGGCGGGCGGCATGTTTATGGATCTGGAAGGCGACCTGCGGCCACCGACCGAGACTGATGAATTGCAGATGGAGAATTAAACCAAGTTCAAATAAAAGCGGGCCGGAGACCGTGGTTCCCCCCAAGTCTCCGGCCCTTACATCAAGCTCCTCCCTTACCTCAGAAAAAGGGAACGTGAATGTTAGCGAATGCGACAAGTATTTGCAAGAACAAAAATGGAAAATCAGGGGCATAAATAAAAGCGGGCCGGAGACTGGGAGAGACCAGTCACCGACCCTTACAACAATGAAGCAAAGATAAAAGGAGAATACAGAATGAGAAAGGTGTTTGCAAGAACCAAAAATGTGGTCCGGTTTTATGCCGGGATGGAGGCGGTCGAGAATCCGGCCCAGGGACGGATCGGGATGGTGCTCCTGGAGGGCGATCCCGGTACCGGTAAAACCGAGGTAGCCCAGAAATACGCGGCCGATAACGAGAGCTGCATCTATGTCCGGGCCACGGATATCATGACCCGGCGCAGCCTGCTGTCGGCGATTGTCGGTGAACTGGGCGAGGCCCCGCAATTCCGCTCCGACGATCTCTTTGCCCAGATCCTCGATCAGCTTCTGGAACGGCCCCGCACCATAATCGTCGATGAGGTCGATTATCTGGTCAAGGACGGCATGGTCGAGGTCCTGCGGGACATCAACGATATGACCAACTGCCCGGTCGTGATGGTGGGCATGCATATGATCAGCAAGAAACTGCAACGGTTCCGCCATCTATACGACCGGTTCACCTCGGTAATCCGCTTCAAACTTTTCGACCGGGCCGATATCGAGCAAATCGCCAAACAGATCTGCGAGACCCCGATCACCGACGCCGGGCTGCAATTTATTCTGGAGCGGGGCCAGGGCAAGTTTCGCCGGACGATGGTCTGGTTTGCCAGGGCCGAACGGTTGGCTAAGCATAACAGCCTGGCCGAGATCGGGATCGAGCATCTGCGCAAGGTCAAGGATGGTGGCGGCAGATGACGATCCTGGAGCCGATCAGAGATTTTCTGGCCGGATATTCAGGCCGGAAAATCACCTTGAAAAAGGTGCTGGCTGCTATTGACCGGCCCCGGCGACCGGTACTGCGAATGCTGGATCAACTCGCCAGCGAGGGTTATCTGGCAGAGATCGACGATAACCCCATCGCCCCCGGCCAAGGTGAATGCGGGCGGTTCCGCCGCAATCCAACCTGGCGGATCAACTCCAAAAAGGACATCGGCGACCGGCCTACTTACAAGGGTCGGCCCCACAACCTCCGCGACAAGATGTGGACGGTGATCCGCGCCAGGCGACGCTTCACTCGTACCAATCTGGTAATTCTGGCGGGCTGTGGGCTAGGTAGCGCCGAAACTTACACGCTCCTCCTGGAGCGGGTCAAGATCATCCGGCGGATCGGTAAAGAGGGCCAAGAGGTCCTCTGGATGCTGGCTAAAGACACCGGGCCGAAGCGGCCCAGGATCAAGGAGGCGGCATCATGAGCGAAGGCTGGTTAAAGATCCTCAAACAGCAGGTCGAGGCCAAGGGGGCTGCGGCGGTGGCCCGTGAGGTCGGGATTTCACCGGCCTCTCTGTCACTGGTCCTGGCCGGGAAGTATCCGGCAAAGACCGACAATGTCGAGCGCAAGGTTATTGCTATTTATGGCAGCGCCTCGGGGCTGGTCAACTGCCCGCTCCTGGGCGAGATCGAGCCCGCCGCCTGCGCCCAAAACTTTAACTTGGCCAAGAAAATCGGAGTTCGATGCGGTAATCCGGCCACTTTAAAGCTCTATAAAACGTGTATTAAATGTGCAGTCAGAAACTAGATGGCGTCGTAAGAATTCCGATCTACCGCGTCGTAGCGGGTACGCCCAATGCTCGACATACCACATGTATGCCTGCGCTTGGGCGACACCGCTACTCCCCGGAGTCTGCGCTTACCTGCATATCGAAATTCTTACTTAGCCATCACGATATTTTTTCAGGAGACCATCATGAAAAATACTAACGACACTTTGATAGCAATGGATGAGAGATTGGCAGAGGCTTTTAGCCTGGCCTGCGATCTCACGGAACCCCTCTTGAAGAGCGGCAACCACGAGGTCCTGGGCAAATTACGGCGGCTGAAGTCCCTGCTATCCGTTTCAATAATGGGCGCTGGCTCCGGTAAAGAGAGCCGGTCCGCAAATAGCCAGGACGGCGCTGTAGAAGACTACCATCAGGAAGTTGTGGAATTCCTTATCGAACTGGCCTTTGAGCTGATGACGGTTGATGCCGAGACGGGAGATTGCGAACTGGAGGAGATCTCTCTGCGGGCCGAGACGGCGGTCGAGAGGATCAATCATTATTTTGAAGTCAAGACACGGGCCAAACTGCAGGACATCGTGGCAGGGAGGATATAAGCAATGGCTGATAAAAAAAAGAACGGCGATTGGATCGATTCAATGGGTGCGGCAATACCGCCCCGACATATCAAGAAGATCGATAAAAAACGTGATGCCATGGTAGAGCGGCTGTTTAAAAAGGCCGAGGCAATCCATCCAAAATTGGTGGGACTCCGGACAGGGATTGACCAACAGGTTGATGCCTTTCTGGACGCCTCTGCAGCCGATGCCGGAGTTGGTTGTAACAACCCCGGCGGCAACTATACCTTTCCAAACTTTTCGGGCAACAGGCGGTTGATGATCAAGACCAATGCCTGCATCGATTTCGATGAGCGGCTCCAGTTCGCCAAAGCAAAGATCGACTCCTGCTTAGAGCGCTGGAGCGAGGGCGGCGATCCTAATTTAAAGGCCGTTGTCTTTGATGCCTTCCAGGTTGATCTCAAAGGCCGGGTGGATATCAAGCGGATCCTGCGCCTCCGGAAACTCTTGATTAAAGACCGGGTTTGGCGGGAGGCCATGGAGCTGATCACTGAGGCGATCACCATCACCGGCCGCAAGACCTACTGCCATTTTCAGTTCCGCAAAAACCGGACCAGTGAATGGGAGACGATCCGGTTGGATCTGGCCGGGGTGTCGGGAGACGTGGAATGAGCCCCTCTCAGCAGAAACAGCTTGATTGGGTTGCAGAGCAAATGGCCCTTGGCGTCGAGGTGGTTGATTACGCCTGCCCGGATTGCGGGGAGCCTAATTTTAGTCTGGTACCGGCAAGCGGTAACAGCGATGAAAGCCAGGCTCTCTGCCCTCATTGTAATGAGCTGCATTTTCGGAAAGTGGCGGCTAACGGCAAAGTGGTAGCATTCTGCCAGCCGTGGTTAGCAAGTTAGCCAACAATGTCCCCGTCAGGTAAGCGATAGACTCCGAGCGAGGACTAAAAATTGCCCTCCAAATGGATCCTAAAGGCATACCCGACCAAGCGAACAAAAGAACCGCGCAAGATCGGGTGTCCGGCCTGGCCGATGACCGGCAGCTGGGCCGGAGCGACGCTGCCATGGTGTCTGACGGCGCGAGGGACGATGGTGGCCTGCGGGGACTGCTCGTGGGGCGGAGAAGATGTCCGGGCGGCTACTGCGAACTGTGCCCGATAGCGATGCAGATTGAATGCGAAAAGGATATTCAAGGATGAGATTTATTAGGGGCCCTAAAACATGAAACAGACCTGCCCCGGTTGCGGGATGATATGCGGCGCTGAGGCCTGGGCCAACGACACCACCCAGCGCGAAACCCTGGCAGTGGTGGTTAAGCTGCCCCAGCCGTTGCCCGAGGTGGCCTTTTCCTACTTGTCCCTGTTCCGCCCGGCTAAATCGTCATTGTCCTGGAGCAAGGCCAAACGGGTGGCGGGTGAACTGGCCAAGCTGGTCGCGACCGGCCATATCCAGGTGGATAGCCGCCCGGCCCGGCCCTGTCCCGCTTCGGTTTGGAAGAAGGCCATCGAGGAGATGCTGGACCGCCGCGACCGGCTGAGCAGGCCGTTGAAAAACCACAACTATCTGCGCCAGGTGGCCTACGATCTGGCCGACCAGGTCGATGCCCATAATGAAAAGACCCGGGAAGCGCAGCACCGCACCGCCAGCCGGATCAGCAAAGACCACGGCCAGCTTGATCGGGCCACCTACCAAGCCCTGAGCGACAAAGACAAACAATTCCTGCCGGAAAGTGTCCGGGCCAGGTTCGAGGAGGGTGAAGGATGACAAACAACCGACCCGGCCGCAACGAACTGGCCAAGATCCATATTGCCATCAAGCAACTTGGTATCAGCGACGATGATTATCGGCAACTCCTTTTCAACCGTTATAAAAAGCGGTCCGCCGCCAAGATCACCCTCCATCAGTCCTGGGACCTGTTGGCCCATTTCAAGAAGCTGGGTTTTCGGGCCAAGCCGCCGGGCGCAGCCAGGACGTCCCGAGCGCCGGGCGATCCCCAGTCCCGGAAGATCCGGGCCTTATGGATTACCCTGGCCCATGGCGGGGCAGTCAGGAACCCGGCTGAATCGGCCTTGAATAAGTATTGCAAGAGGATGGTCGGGGTCGAGGCCCTGGCCTTTGCGACCACGGGGATGAAGGCCCGGTTGATTGAGCATCTTAAAGTGTGGCAGAACCGGGATTTACTGGAGACTTGCGGCTGGATGCTGTGCTGCCTGGATATCCGTCTCACCAAACACGGACATAAATGGATCATGGAATGGCTGAGCAAACCTTAAATAACCTGCCGGATGAGGCCCTGCCCAGGGCCGAGGAACTGCCGGGGGACTTGGCCCTGGTGGCTGAGATCGTCGGGGTTCGCCATACCCTGGCCCTGGTCGAGGCCTTTCGCGGCACCTATATCTATTGTCGCAACCTGGACCATCTGGAGAGGCAGTGCCGCAACCGGGCGATCCGGGCCGAGCTTGATCGGCGGATGACTGCAGGGGAGCTAATCTCTAAGGTGGTGCCGGATCTGGCGCGGAGGTATGGGCTGGTCGAGCGGTCGGTCTGGAATATCTCCGGTAGCGGGGATCCCGAGGTCGGCGCTGGCGCTCCTGATGAGCGGCAGATGGGGTTGTGGGAGGGTTAGTTATTGTCGAGAAATACGGCGAAGGTAGTAGAATCCACCATCAGTTTCCACACTCAAGTCGCCGAATTCCTGCACAGCTGTCTGTGGCTCAAGGCGCTTGGCCTTTATCAGCAGGTCGCTGGCCACGGCCTCCGGTTTTGTGAGGACGTTGCGGAGAACCTGGATGAAGAATTTATGACAGAAAGAGTTGTCTCGTACAAGGCTGGCGTAACTCCCATCTGGATTGTACTCCATGCAGTACCAGCCGACTAAATCCGCATCCGATTGGATGTTCCCTATGATTTCAAAAGACGAGTTTTCGGCCCCGGCAATTTTCCAGAGTTGTTTCGTGCGACCATTGCCGCTTTGGGTTGTTTGATGTTGTTCCAGCGGCAAGCCTTTGATGATTGAGTCAGCTGCAATTCTGTCGGTGAGCAAAACCGCAGATGATTGTCCGGGCTGGTTATTGGAACAAGCCGTCATAACTAAAACAAAAGCGAGTATGTAGATGTTCTTCATCTTTTCTCCATATAAATTTTCCAAACATCAATCGGTAGAACGAGTGCCTATCATATCTATGGAAATGGTCAAAATCAAATCATTCTTGACAAGCGTCCGCCGGTTGGGCTATCTTTTCCTTGCCACTGACATATCAGTGGCCGGGTTTGACGGCCCGAATTCAAGGCGGACACTCCGCCCCAGCATTACCGGCGGTTTTTTTGTGTTCGTTGCATGGCACCTTTTTGGGCGACCATGCGGGAGGCCTTATGGCCTGCCGGTTCCTTGATCCGGTCCGTCAACCCGCATGGTTCGCCCTTTTTTTATGCGAATTGACGGCGCAAAGGGGCGATGATTTTTAATTCTCATCTCAAGGAGACAGCATTATGCACGAATTAGTCACCGTTATAAACGGTACCACTCTCACCGACACCCTCATCATTGCCGAGGGTGCGGAAACCACCCATGAAGCCGTTATTAAATTAGTCAGAAGATACATATCTGATCTTGAAGAAGTAGGGCAAAGGGTCGGATTTGAAATCCGACCCTTTGAGACTTCCGGAGGTACACAAAACCGAGAAATTGCTCTGCTGAATGAGCCCCAGGCAACCCTTCTGTTCACCTTCATGAAAAACACTGATATTGTCCGTGCATTCAAAGTGAAACTGGTCAAAGCCTTTTACGCAATGAGACAGCTAGCCCCGGCAGGCATGATGCTTGTGGATAGAAACTACTTTGAAAGCCTCTTGAAAAACAGCGGTCTGCTGGAAGAAAACAGCCAGCTACTTAAACAACTGTTGGAAAACGCAGAAAACCAAACATCCCGGCGCGTCAATTTTACCCCGGAAGAAGATGTTCTGGTCCTGAAGCTGCATGATCAGGGGCTGAGCCCGAATAAAATAGGCAAGCGGATAGGCCGGGTAAAGGGATCGGTTAGATCATGCCTCCGTCGTTTAGGGAGGATCGGATCATGAACAAAACCGATCTTGACGTTAACATTGCTGCCAACCTCCGCGAAACCGTGCTGCATGAAAAACCGCTCTGGCGGGACATTCTCACCTGTAAGGGACTTGGCTTCAGCGAACCCATGACCGCCAGAACTTGCGGCTGCAAACTAACCACCTTGCGTAAGCACCTGCACCGCATGGCGGAGTGCGGCTTTGCGTTAGAGGGGGTGCAATAATGACTACCGCTAAAGCGATCTTCGCCTTCGGCTCCGACAACCCTGCCGACCTGCTGGTTAACGCCGCCGCTGTCACCTGTTTTTTAGGGAATGTGGCGGTGAATCTGCACAATGAGGGGAGGGAGCCAGGTATCTCACAAGAGGGTTGCCAGGGTCTCTGCCAGATTCTGGCCGTGGTTGAAAACACGATTAACGAGGCTTTAAACAGACTATAAAAAAAGCGCCTCCCGGAGATGACTTCGGGAGGCGCTTAACTATTTATTAGTAGAAAATAAATCTGTCTCGGTTTTCCGGTTTCCCACCTGGTTTCCCAAAAAAAATTAAAAGTTTTCTCTAATGCTTTCCATTGAAATGATCCTGGTGGTTAATATTTGCACATCTTCATAGGAAAATTTATTTCTTTTAATCTTAATGATTTTATCAAGCATTGATAAAACTTCTTTTTCATTTTTTACTATTATGAACTTGATGTCATTTGGCACAAATGAAAGCCTTAGTTTTTTCTTTTCACTAATTTTCTTGTTTAAGCCTTCTATTTTAGAAGGTTGGCAATGTTGCTTGTTTAGCCAAAGTGGTTCCGGCAACTGGCTAGAACTTGGGATATATCTCCATTCTCTTTCGTCATAGAACCGAACATTTTTTTTCGACAATTTCCCTCTATGCCATAATTTCCCTTCGTACGGTTTAATGTATTGTATTGCGAATTGTAACTCTTTAGTTACGTTGGTTTCTCCATTTTCTTCATGCTCAAATGAAGTTAATAATGCCTCTCTCAATTTGTCAGAAAAATCCGCACCTGGGTAAGTATAAAGAACAGGATTAACTTTTTTACTCATAGCCCATTCTTTTGATAAACCTATTGCATAATCACCATATTTTTCTGTGTGTTTTTTTATTTGTGCTAAAGGTATATCACAAAAACAAACCATAGGAATTGCTTTTTCCGCATCTTCAATGTTTAAGACGGTGCCAATAAAATTCTCAACAGAAAATCGAGGATAAAAATCATTTATTAAAATACTTTCAAGGTAGTCAATGCTTCGAGTAAAGTGAAATACGGTATTTGTACTTATAATACTATCATGCTTATTCACGTTATTCATTTGTCTGGTTTATCCATTTAAATCACAGAGAATAAATCTGCCCTAGTTTCATTCGCAATAATATCAGTAATTCCTAAATCAACTTCCAACATTTTTCGAGTACACAAAGATTATCCAAAACAGTATTTCTGGAAGGATTTATACCTGAGTTCCGGGAACCGTATATCTAATTATTAATTGCCGTTGTTAACGCCAAATAAACTGCGCGGCTTTTTTGCGCCAGTCTTTATATGATTGCTAGGATTTTCGATTAATCAATTCATGGGCTTTACGAGATATTGTCTCAGCCTGGCTTAGCATTTCGTTGCTAAACTCTTCTCCAGATATGATTTTATGCATAGCCTTGAGCATCATGGTTTCGAGACTATTTGTTAACAACTTAAACTTACCAAATTCTTGATCATCGAAGTGCTCGACCTGCTTTTTCGTGAGGACAGAAGCTATTAAACTTCTAATGCCTCCATCTTCGTGCCAATTCAACTTTTCAACCTGGTTTACACCTAAATGCATTAGCAATAATGTTCTAAGTGTTATGGCCCGATAAGCATAGAATATAGCCCAAAGATATTCACCAATATAGGGTCTTATTTTTTCTATTCCGGAGTCCATTTCAATCGCGATTTTCCCAATCTTTTCATAGTTCAACTCTTCGGCCATAGATTTCATTTTAGGATTGGTTGCAATAGTTGAATATTCTTCTACACGTAAAACATCAAGATAGATCATTATTGCGGGTGTTTTATTTCGTATTTTTATTATGGTCTCCCATATCCTATCTATACTTTCTAGCTTCTTATCAATCGATGCCTTTTGAACTTGATGTAAAGAGGAATGGGCCGCTTTCTGAAGGTTAGAGTCCTTTTCAACAAGAGAGCGAAGCTCTAATAGCGCAACATCTTGTTCCGCTTTAAGTTTGGCCTGGTAAGCTGTTATTTTTTGGTCATATTCATGTTGGATACTGCTTTTTAAGCGTGTACTTATCCATGACTTTGTCAAGAAAATCAATGCCGTCGCTAGTAGCGAACTAACAGCTACAGACGAAAGAATATTTATTACAAATAAAGTCAATTCTTGTTCCATGAACTTGCAACCCTAATAGTATGCTATCAATAATTCCACATAACCCTAACCAGCAAACCACTATACACCCCTTCAATTGACTTTGCCAACAAGTTGCTGTAGTAAGGTTTTAGTAGATCCTAATTCGATCCTCTCCAATGGCCGGGCTTTTGCCCGGCCATTCCTGTTTTTACCGCAAGGGCATAAGTTTCATTTGAACCGACAAGCAGTTCAACTCAGCTTTAATCCTTCTGAAACACTTCAGCTAATATCCTCCTGACCAGTCCGTTACGTTGTCTTCACATTCTTTTTCTCCCCTTGGGTACGGCGGGTCAGGAGGTAACTCCTGGCTCGCCCTTCCTGAATCATGACGAGCGGCAACATGAAAACACCGACAGTTGAGCAGATAATCAGGGCTATGGAGATCAAGGACTACCTGGTCTTTCGCAACCCTAAAGGCTTTGACCTTAACATTGTCGGCATCCGCTCAAGTGAGATTGTGGCCGGGAAGTTTGACGACCTGGTCGTGGTTTTCCATCGTCGGGCCGGGGCCTGGTGTTACAACGTCTTCCCGGCCACCACCGATCCTGGTCGCTACTGGCTGGAGAATCCCATGGTCGAGAGCGGCACCGGCATCCTCAAGGAAGACCAGCACCGTGGAGCGTATCGGATCGGCAGACACCAAGGCAAGTACGAAGCCCTGGTCCAGACCGGTGCGCCGATAACGGTGATCCGCGATTTCAACCGGGATGGCGTGCTTGATCTTGACAGCGGTCGAGAAGAGACCGGCTACTTCGGCGGCAACATCCATCATGCCGCCATGGCAAGAGAGTCAATCCGGGTGGGCAAGTGGTCCGCCCTCTGTCAGGTAATAGCAAACCCCTTCGACTTCGAGATCTTTATGGCTTTATGCCGGGCCGGGGCCAAGGCCTTTGGCAACCGGTTTACCTACACCCTTTTGCACGAGCGTGATCTAGGCGTGCATCCATAACTTTAAGGAGGACCACCCATGAAAAGTCACATTTTGAACCGATCCATCTGGATGCTGTTGCTGCTGGTCATAGCATTGTCTTTTGGCCTGGCCGGCTGCAATAGCGAGGACGTTATTGCCAACAGCTACAAGACCTTGAAGATCACTGCCGACACCTATGACCAGACGATGTCCGCTGCTGGGGATCTGCACCGGCGCGGGGTGATCGACGATGAGGTCAAGGCCGACATCATCGACATCGGCAACAAATACCGCACCGCCCACCAGGTGGCAGCCAACGCCCTGGAGTCATACGCCATGTATGAACGGGCCGAGGACGAGGAAAAGATCGACACGGCCCTGGCGGAGGTGTCCAGGTTGGTCGGAGAGCTAGTCATGGTTGTGCGGCCATACCTGGCCGAGAGCTAATAAAGAAAACTTAATCTTTTAATTAAGACTCAACAGAGGACCAACTTATGCCTTCAAGCAAAGAAAAGACCGAGATGGCCATCGTCGCCGTGGAGATGATTTTGAAACATGGGGTGCCGGTTTTCATGTCGACAATCAGGACTCTCAAGACCGACAACCCCACAATCGAAGAGATCCGAGCCCTGAGAGATCAGGTTAAGGATCCGGCCTCCTATTTCGACAAAGAGGACGCTTGATCTTGACCGAAGATAAATCCAAAAAAGCCGAGCACTGGCCGCAGTATTCATGGCGGCCATGGTGCGGCTTCCTGTTCCCGGTGGCCGTGGTCTTGATCTATTTTGGTTTGCCGGCCTTCGGGAAAGTAGTGCCGGCCGTGCCGGTTGTGGTCTGGATCGGCTGGCTGGCGATCCTTGGAGTGTCCGCCCACGGGCGCAACAAGGAAAAGATCGCTGCAGCCGGTGGCAATACCGACGGCTTGATCGTAACCGCAGTCAAAGCTATTCGGGGCCACTAATGGACGATCTTGACCGCGCCCAGGGCGAGACCACCCGCCATAACAACCAGGCCCTGACCGAGCATCGCGACATGATGAGCAATACCGGGCCAGGCGCTGAGATCTGCGAGGAGTGCGGCGACCCGATCCCGGAGGAACGCCGCCGGATGGCGCGGGGTTGCACTCACTGCACAGCATGTCAAACCGAAATCGACAGGAGGAGATGAGAGTGGAGCAAGCAGCAATTGATTATCGGGCCTGGTCCTTTTGGTTCAATGTTGCCCAGGTGATTGGCTATCTGATCCTCGGGATCTACGTCTGGTCGAGTAACCGCGACAAGGCCACGGCCGCCGAGATCAAAGAGGTCAAAGATTCCATGCAAAAGCTTAAGGATGCGCAAAGCGCCAAGTGCGGCGAACATCTCAAGCGCACCACGGTTTTAGAGGGCTCGGTCAAGGGGTTGCCCACCCACCGCGACCTGGGTGAGATGTACGACAAGATCAACGGGGTCAAATCGACGGTTGACGAAATATCCGGCTCGATGACCGGCGTCGTTTTTCAATTAAAATTGCTGGTTAAACACCATTTAAAAGGGAGCGGTTAATGAGTTTTGCAAAGCTGGAAGAGGCCCATCGCCGCCGGATTGTCCTGGACGCCCTGCGGCAGGACGCCGACTACTCGATCAACGAATCATTGTTGCGCGGGGTCCTGCGGCAGTTCGGTTTTTCCGTATCCCGCGACCTGATGCGCACCGACCTGGCCTGGCTGGTCGAGCAGGGATTGATTACCTCCTCGGAAACAGGCGGGGTGCTGGTGGCCAGAATTACCAATCGCGGCGATGACGTGGCCAGCGGCTGCATAATTGTCCCTGGTGTGGCCCGTCCGGAACCGGAGTCCCTCTGATGGCCGGCAAACAGCAATCATCAATCGACCGGCTGCCGGCCGATATCCTGGAGCGGCTGCAGGAGCTGCTGCGCGATCCGCGCGTCACCCAGCTTGCGGCCACCGCCAAGATCAATGCGGTCCTGGAAGAGGATGGCCACCGGGAGCGGCTCTCTAAATCGGCGGTCAACCGCTATGACCTGCAGATGCGCGAGGCCGGCGCCCGGCTGCGCCAGAGCCGGGAAGTGGCGGCAATGTGGATCGGCAAGCTTGGCGCTGCCCCCCAGGGCCAGGTGGGCAACCTGGTCAACGAGATCCTGCGCACCCTGGCGTTTGATCTGTCGTTGAAGCTCCAGGAAACCGATCTGACTGCCGAGACCATGCCCGAAGTGGTCGAGATGCTGCGGCACCTGTCGCTCTCGGCCATGCGCTTGGAAAAGGCGGCAAGTGAAAACGTCAAGCGCGAGGAAGAGATAAGGAAGCAGACCCTGGCTAAGGCCGCCGAGCAGGTATCAAACACGGCCAAGAAACTCGGGGTCTCACCGGAGACCATCGCCGCCATTCACCGTGAAGTCCTCGGCATCTGACATGGCACAAGGTAACGCCAAAATAATCCCCGCTAACCCAAACGGCCTGTTTTTGCCGTATCAGGGCAAGTGGATCAAGGACCTGAGCCGCTTGAAGCTCATGGAGAAGGCCCGGCAGGTCGGCCTCTCCTGGGCCACGGCCTGGGCCTGCGATGAGCGCACCGCCATGCAGGGCAATCGGCAGGATCAATGGGTCTCCTCTCGCGACGATATCCAGGCCCGGCTGTTTATCGAGGATTGCAAGATGTGGGCGAAAGTGCTCTCCATCGCCGCCGAGGATCTGGGCGAGGTGGTACTGGATCCCAAAGAGAAGATCTCCGCATATGTCCTGCGGTTCGCCAACGGACGGCGGATCAATTCAATGAGCAGCAACCCGGACGCCCAGGCGGGCAAACGCGGCGGTCGGGTGCTCGATGAATTCGCCCTGAATCCCGATCCCCGCAAGCTCTGGTCCATCGCCTATCCCGGCATCACCTGGGGCGGCTCAATGGAGGTGATCTCCACCCACCGGGGCAGCAAGAATTTTTTTAACGACCTGGTCCGCGAGGCCCGCGAACAGGGCAACCCTAAAAACATCAGCCTGCACCGCGTCACCCTCCAGAATGCCCTGGAGCAGGGCTTCCTCTACAAGCTGCAGCAGAGCCTGGCAGCCGACGATGAACGGCAGGCCATGGATGAGACGAGCTACTTTGATTTTGTCCGCTCCGGTTGCGCCGACGAGGAGTCGTTTCTGCAGGAGTACATGTGCGAACCGGCCGACGATAACGCAGCCTTCCTGGAATACGATTTGATCCTCGCCGCCGAATACGGGCGCGACATCGACTGGCAGACCCACGAAAACGGCCGCTTGTATGCCGGGGTCGATATCGGCCGCAAGAAAGATTTGACCGTGCTCTGGTTGCTGGAGAAATTAGGCGACGTCTTTTACACCCGAAAGATCATCAGTCTGCAGAATATGCGCAAGAGCGCCCAGGAGGCAATCATCTGGCCGATCATGGCCAAGGCCGAGCGGACCTGTATGGACTACACCGGTCTCGGTATCGGCTGGGGAGATGATGCCCAGGACCAGTTCGGCACCTACCGGATTGAGTTGGTGACCTTTACTGCCAGGGTCAAAGAGGCCCTGGCCTATCCGGTAAGGAACGCCATGGAGGATAGGCGGCTGCGCATCCCTTATGACAAGCACATCCGCTCCGACCTTCGCTCGGTAACCAAGCAGACGACGGCAGCCGGAAATATCCGCTTCACGGCGGAGCGCACCCCGGATGGTCATGCCGACCGGTTCTGGGCGCTGGCGCTGGCAATGCATGCCGCCGGGGATGGCCCCGTACAGATCGAATATACCGAAGCGCCCAAGACAGGCGGTGGCTGGAACGGATCGCAAAGCAACGAAGATGACGATGATTACGCAGAGGCCGGAGGTGGCGCATGGTGATGAGTATTAATAGTTTGATCGAGCGGTTGTGGCCTGGTGGTGACGAAGCGATCGACGAGAAGCAGACCGACAACGAGGCCCGCATCGGCATGATCAAGCGCGAGTTTGCCGAGCATCCGAGCAAGGGGCTCACCCCGGCGCGGCTTTACCGGATTCTTGAAGACGCCGAAAAGGGAGACCTCAAGGCGCAGCACGAGCTGTTCGAGGACATGGAGGAGAAGGACGCCCAGATCGCCGCCGATCTCGGTAAGCGCCGTCAGCTTGCCGCCGAGCTTGAATGGCAGATCGTACCGCCGGATAATGCCTCGGCCCAGGAGAAGAAGGCGGCTGAGTTCTGCGCCGAGGTCTTTGTCGGGCTGGAGGTTGAAGATCTCATCATTGATCTTGGCTCCGGCATCGGCCACGGCTGGGCCAACCTTGAGCTGCCGTGGGTCATGGACGGCGGCAAGCGCATCATCGAGCAACCATTATTCAGGCCGCACTCCTGGTTCAAGCTCCATCCGGAACGCCAGGACGAACTGCGGCTCCGCGATCTCTCCGGAGATGGGGCCGAGCTGTGGCCGCTGGGCTGGGCCCAGCATCGGCACCGGGCCAAGGCGGGATACATCGCCCGCTCCGGTCTTCATCGTGTCCTGGTCTGGCCCTACCTGTTTCAGAATTACGCCCTGGCCGACCTGGCCGAACTGCTGGAGATATACGGTCTCCCGGCCAGGGTCGGCACCTATCCGCGCAACGCCACAGCCAAGGAGAAGGCCACCCTGTTGCGGGCCGTCACCAACCTGGGCCACCGGGCCGCCGGCATTATCCCGGAGGGGATGCAGATCGATTTCAAAGAGGCGGCGGACGGCAAGGGTGAGCTGTTCGAGGTGATGATCCGCTGGTGCGAGCGGGCCAAGGCCAAGGCCATCCTGGGCAACACCCTCACCTCCGGAACCGGCGAGGGGACCAATACCAACGCCCTGGGCAACGTCCATGAGCGCAGCCAGCAAAGCCTGATCCGGTCGGATGCCCGCCAGTACGCGGGCACCGTTAACCGCGACATCCTTTGGCCCATGGCGGCCATGAACTTCGGCATTGATGACCGGCGCCGAGCCCCCCGCTTCTACCTCGATACCGGCGAGACAGAGGATTTCAAGCTACTGGCCGAAAGCCTGCCGAAGTTTGTGGATATGGGCGCCAGGATCCCGGTCTGGTGGCTGCACGAAAAGACCCGCATTCCCCAGGCGGGCGACAAGGATGAGGTGCTGCAGCCAACTAACCGAACCCCTTCGACAAGCCAGGAGACCGAGCTGAAAAGGGTCGCAGCCTTGAAAGGCGGCTCGGTTATGCCCGGCGAGGGGGATGTAGTTGACGCCCAGATTGCCAGGCTGGGCGCAGACTCGGCCCCGGCTATTGACCAGATGGTTGCGGTCGTCCGCACCCTGCTTGACGAGGCCGAATCCCTGGAGCAGTTCCGTGACCGGCTGATCGAGGCATATCCTGATATGGACACCGATGCCCTGGCCGAGGTCATGACCCAGGCGCTCACCGCCGCCAAGCTGGCCGGGCGCTATGACATCCTTGAGGAGGTTGGCCTTGGCGATTGAATACGGCTCACTGCCGTTTGCTCAGCAGATCGCCTTCTTCAGGCAGAAGGTCAACCTGCCCACCGAGGCATGGACCGACCTCTGGCATAGTATGCACGCACGCGCCTTTGTGGTTGCCGGCGCCATGCGCGATGAGCTGTTGACCGATCTGCGCAGTGCGGTGGACAAGGCCATCAGCCAGGGCACTACCATCGCCGAGTTCCGCAAGGACTTCGACTCCATCGTCGCCAGCAACGGCTGGACATATAACGGCGGCCGTAACTGGCGCACCAGGGTGATCTTCGACACCAATCTGCGCCAAAGCTACAACGCCGGCCGCGAAGCGCAAATGGCCGATCCGGAGTTACGCAAGGCCCGGCCTTACGGCCTGTACAGGCACAGTGGCAGCCCAAACCCCCGGCAGGAGCATCTTAGTTGGAACGGCATGGTGTTGCCCCTCGATGATCCATGGTGGCAGACCCATACCCCGTCAAACGGCTGGGGCTGTCATTGCACGAAGCATATGCTCTCGGCCCGTGATGTGGAGCGCATGGGGCTCAAGGTGGCAACCGAGGCCCCGCCGATGAACTACCGCGAGGTCACGGTTGGGCAGCGAGGCCCGAACCCGCGCACGGTGCAGGTTCCTGAAGGGATCGATCCGGGCTTTGCCTACAATCCCGGCACAACCGGCTGGGCAGCCGAACGTCGATAAACGTTAAGGGGAAGCATGGCCGGGGCAAGTCTTGCCATCAATGTCGAGTTTGAAGACCGCCCGGTGCGCGAGGCCCTGAAGGAGCTGGAGCGGGCCGGCGGTAATCTGAAACCCGCCTTCCAGGATATCGGCGAGTATCTGCTCATCAGTCATCGGGAGCGCTATGACAAGGAGCAGGCCCCGGACGGCACATCATGGGAGCCGCTGGCCGATAGCACGCTGCGCCGCAAGATGCTCAAAGGAGTGCGCCGGGGTAAAGGAAAAAAACGCAAGTCGCTCACCACCGGCCGGGGTACCAAGACCGGGGCCATCAATGCCCTGGTCAAGAGCAAGATCCTGGTGGAGTCAAGCGACCTGCGCGACTTGATGCGCTACCTGGCAACCGGAAACAGCCTCCAGTTCGGCACCGACCGGATCTACGGCGCCACCCAGCATTTCGGCGACCCGGAGCGCAACATCCCGGCCCGTACCATCCTGGGGCTGTCGGATGAGGACCAGGTCGAGATTATGGCCATCCTGAGGAGGCATCTGGCAGAGGCAATGAAGAATTAGCCCAGAAACGCCGGAGAGCGTTTTTAAGGGGTGGTGACCGGGTCGAAGGCCGCGCCGGGGCCTGAACATTGCAGACAGTGAAATTTAAACAACTTTTAAACAAGGTTTTATGCCAGCCGGACGGCTGATTTCCCGGAAACCAGGGAAGCCGCCCGGTCCGACTACTGAAACACTTCAGCTAACCAGACTTAAATCAGGAGATTAACATCCAGCCATGAAGAAGCAACTTGGAGTCAAAACAAGCCGTGGCGTCGTAGCCGTGGCCGCCTGTGTTAGCGCGCTTTCGGGCAGCGCCCCTGGCGAGATCATGTTGTTTCCGGTCGGAGAGTTCCGGGCCAGGGACGGCAGACCGCATGAGGTTGAAGCGTGGCGGCTCGATGCTGTTGGCGCCGCCCTTCTGGTGGCCCAGGCCGAAGCGGCTGAGGGCGACTTTGTTATCGACTACGAGCACCAGACCCTGCACGCCGATGATAACGGGCAACCGGCCCCGGCGGCCGGCTGGTTCAAAAAACTCGAATGGCGGGAGGGTGATGGTCTCTATGCCGTTGACGTGCAGTGGACGGCCAAGGCCCGCGCCATGATCGAGGCCGGAGAGTATCGCTATATCTCGCCGGTGTTCCAGTATGACAAAAAAACCGGCGTTGTGCTGGAAGTGTTGATGGCGGCGCTGACCAATTACCCGGCCCTGGATGGTCATTCCGACCTGGCGGTTAGGGCCGCCGCGAAGTTTCAAACAAAAAACAAGGAGGATTCTACTGTGAACCGTGAACAATTAATCGCCCTGTTGGGCCTGGCAGAGGATGCCAGTGATGAACAGATTAAAAAGGGTATGGCGGCGCTTAAGGTAAAGGCGGATTCCGCCGACGGCTTGAAGACGGAAATTACCGGTCTCAAGACGGCCCATGGCACCGAGATCGCCGCCCTCAAGTCTGCCGGCGGCAAGCCTGATCCGGCCAAGTATGTGCCGGCGAAAGATTTCGAGGAGCTGAAGAAAGAGGTTGTGTCGCTCAAAAGCGAGCAGACTTCCGGCACTGTTGCGGCCCTGGTGAGTCAAGGCGTTGAGGACGGTAAACTGTTGCCGGTGCAGAAGGATTGGGCCACGGAGCTTGGCAACAAGGATGTTGCCGCTCTCAAGAGCTATCTGGAGAAGACCCCGGCCATCGCCGCCTTGAAAGGCAGCCAGACCAGAGGCAAGTCCCCGGAGGGCGCTGACGATGAGGTATTGACCGCTGATGAGTTGGCGGTGTGCAAGAACCTCGGCATCTCTGCAGAGGACTACAAAAAAGCAAACCCGGCCCCGGCGTAATCGGAAAAACCTTTCACCCCTTTAAAAGCTGAACAAGGAGAACCCAATGGCAGCATTAACAGAAGATCGGGACACCCCGAAAAAAGACAATAAAAAGTTTGGTCTGCCCGTTGCGGCTGCCACAAAACTTTTTGCAGGCGGCATCGGCTGTTTAAGCGCCACCGGCTATCTAGTGCCGGGCAGCACCGCCACAACCTTAAAGGCGGTAGGCCGCATCAATGAGCAGGTGGACAACAGCGCCGGAGCTGACGGCGATCTCAAGGTCGAGATCGATCGCGGTCTGTTCCGCTTCAAAAACTCGGCTGCTGCTGATGAGATCACCAATGTGGAGATCGGCAGCGATTGCTACATCGTTGACGACCAGACCGTGGCTAAGACCGACGGCGGCGCCACCCGGTCTGTGGCGGGAAAAGTCCGCGATGTGGACTCCCTTGGCGTCTGGGTCGAGTTTTAATCGCCTCGGACATCCCCACTCTTTTCAGAACTTAATCTTTGAACGAGGAGAATTAATCCCATGATTATCAATAGTGCAAACAACGCCATTCTGTTTAGGGCGTTCAACACTGCCTTTCAGCGCGGTTTTACCGGTGTCAATCCAATGTGGAACAAAGTGGCGACAATGGTGCCGTCCACCACCGGCACCGAGGACTACGGTTGGATCGGTTCACTTCCCGGCATGCGGGAGTGGGACGGCGACCGTCATATCCACAACCTGAAGAACCACGACTACAGCATCAAAAACAAGAAATTCGAGCTGACCGTCGGTGTGCCCCTGGAGAAGATTGAAGATGATCAGTACGGCGTTTATGCGCCGATGATGGAGATGCTCGGCCAGTCCGCCAATGAGCATCCCGACCAGCTTGTTTTCGGCCTGCTGGCGGATGGTTTTGACACCCCCTGCTTTGACAAGCAGTATTTCTTTGACGCCGACCACCCGGTGCTCCAGAAGGACGGCACCGTAGCCAGCGTCAGCAACATGCAGGCCGGAGCCGGTGACCCCTGGTTTCTGCTCGATACCCGCCGGCCCCTTAAACCTCTTATTCTACAGATGCGCAAGATGCCCAACTTCGTCAGGAAAGACCGGCCCGAGGATGACAATGTTTTCATGAGTGGTGAATTGGTCTATGGCGTCGATGACCGCAAGAACGTCGGCTTCGGTTACTGGCAGATGGGCTTTGGCTCTAAGGCCGCCCTGGATGCGGCCAACTTTGATCTGGCCATGGGCGCAATGGGCGCCTTCAAGGGTGACCATGGCAAACCCCTGGGCGTAATGCCGAATCTGTTGGTGGTCGGCCCCAGTAACCGGGCCAAGGCTAAGGCTGTTATTGAGGCGGAACGGCTTGCCAATGGCGGCAGCAATACCAACTACAAGGCGGTTGAAATCATGATCGCACCCTGGCTTGCTTAAGCCCGGTTGCTGATCGTTTGTTCGGCTGGTCTGGGCTTTACCCGGCCAGGCCAGCCTTATTCCCAAACCTCTATTGAGGAGCATTAAAAATGATTCGCATAACATCAAAACAACCAGGCTTCCGGCGCTGCAATGTGGCGCACGCCAAGGACGCGGTCGAATATCCGGATGACAAGTTCAGCAAAGAGGAGCTCAAGGCCCTCAGGGCTGAGCCGATGCTGGTGGTCGAGCAGTTGGATGGTGAGCCAAAAGCGGTAGGTGGCAGTGCTGCCAAGGACAACGAGATTGCCATGGCCGACATTGTCGCTGCCATTGGGCGCTTGCCGGTCGATAACCCGGATCTGTGGAGCGCCTCTACAGGAAAGCCCCATGTTAAGTCCATTGAGAATGAACTCCCGGAAGGCGCTAATATCGGGAGCGCTCAGCGTGATGAGGGCTGGGAGATTTTCCAGAAAGCTGATCAGGCGGGTGAGTAAGCAATGTACGGCAGTCAAGCTGACATGGAAGACCGGTTCGGCACGGAGGAGCTGATCCAGCTCACCGACCGGACCGGCTCCGGCGTGATCGATGCAGCCGTCCTCAACAGGGCGATCGCCGATGCGGACGCCGAGATCGACGGTTATCTCGCCAGCCGCTACAAGCTGCCATTGGCTGAGACTCCTCCGGCGCTTACGCGGATCGCCTGCGATATCGCCCGCTATCTGCTCTATGACGATGCGGTCATTGACAGCGTTAAGGACCGTTACGACAACGCGGTGAAGTTTTTGCGCGGGGTGGCCAGGGGTGATGTGTCCCTGGTGGAGCAGACCGGCGATACCGCAGAAACGGCAGGTGTGGCCGAGTTCGAGTCCGGTCGGACCGTGTTCAATAGCGGAGGAGGATTCTGATGGGCATCATCTCGGCAATCGAGGACCAGATCCTGGCGGAGGCAAAAGCTGCCCTGGGCAACACGGTGCGCCAGGTTAAAACCTTGCCGGGCGGCTGGACCTTGGCAACGCTCAAACGGGCGTTGCAGTTTGCTCCTGGCGTGTACGTGGCTTTTAACGGCATGGCGCCAGGTTCGACAGACGGCTATTTTGACGGCCGCTTTTCAGTTTACACGGTGAGCAAGGGAGCCAGCGAGAAAGACCGGCGCCGGGGCAACCCAAGGGTGATCGGCGCTTATGACATGGTGGAGATACTGCTGCCCGTGCTGAGCGTTTTGACCGTGCCGGATATCGGCAGCGCCAAGGTAAGCGGCGTGGACAACCTGTTTCGGGATGCCATGTTCGAACTGGGCGGCACCGTGTACGGCATCAATCTGACCATGCCGAACATGGGGTTTGATTACCGGGCCGATGAGTCAGCCCTGGCCGACTTTGTCCTGTTCCATGCCGAGTCCTACAACGAGGGCGGCATAGAAGCCGAAGAAGATCCGCTTATCATTGGCGAACAACAACTCAACCAGTAAGGAGGCAGCAGATGCCGAAACTTCGTATCAAACCGAACATGGATAAGGCGACCAAAAAACCGCACAAGATCCGCCTGCCCGGGAAGCCCCACGAATTTTTACCGGCGGGCGGCGCTGATGTGGAGAAGAACAAGTTCTGGATCCGCCGTCTGCGCGATAAATCCGTCGTAGAAACTAAAACGATTGTGGCCGCCAAGAAGGCGGCGGCCGCCGAGACCAAGAAGAAGGTTGCCCCCGCCAAAGAGTAGAAGGCCGGCCAAACCACAACCAAGGAGTAACGCACCATGCTGCCATTTAATAAATTGCCGGCGTCGCTTCGACTGCCCGGCGTTTTTATCGAGATTGACAACACCCTCGCCGCCCAGGCCGAGCAGCAGTTCAAGCTGCTGGTCATCGGCCAGCGCCTTTCCACAGGCCTGGTGGCGGCAGGAGTGCCAACCAGGATCACCAGTTACGGCCAGGCCGAAGAGGCATTCGGTCGCGGCTCGATGCTGGCTGAGCAGTTCCGGATGATCAAGGACATCGACCAGTTTACCGAGACCTGGGCCATTGCCCTGGATGAGGATGGGGCCGGGGCAGAAGCCGCCGGCAGTATCGACCTGCCCGGCGACGCCACCGAGAACGGCACCCTCAGCCTCTATATTGCAGGCGTCAGGGTGCGCGCCGCAGTTGCCTCCGGAGACGCAGGCAGCGCCATCGCCATCGCCCTGGCCGCTGCTATCAATGCTGATACGACCCGGCAGGTAACGGCGGTCGTCAACGGCGTTACCGATACCAAGGTGGATCTGACCTGCCGCTGGAAAGGCGAGACCGGCAACGACATTGATCTGCGCCTGAATTATTACGGCGAGAAGACGCCCAAGGGCATCATCCCGGCCATCGTCGCCATGAGCGGCGGCACCTCCAACCCGGACATTGCCACCGCCATCGCCGCCATGGGCGATGATTGGTACAACTGGATGGTTATGCCGTACACCGATACGGCCAATCTTGTTGCCCTGGAGGCTGAGTTGGATGGTCGCTATGGGCCCATGCAGCAGAAAGGCGGCCGGGCCTTTGCGGCCTATCGCGGCAACCATGGCGAAACCGGAACCTTCGGGGGCGCCCGCAACAGTCCGCATGTGACGTGCATGGGCGCCAACAGTTCGCCGACGCCGCCCTATCTATGGGCCGCGATCAACGCCATTGCCGCTGCCAACCCGCTGGCCCTTGACCCGGCCCGGCCGCTGCAGACCATCTGGCTCAAAGGGGCTCTGGCCCCGGCCATTGAGGAGCGCTGGGACGATGCGGAACGCAATCTGCTGCTCTACGACGGCATGGCCACCTACCGGGTGGACCAATCGGGCCGTTGCCTGATCGAGCGGCAGATCACCATGTACCAGACCAATGCGGCGGGGGTTGAGGACATCTCGTATCTCGACATCACCCGACCCGAGACCCTGGAGCGCATCCGCTATGAGCAGCGGGCGCGGATTGCTTTGCGCTTCCCGAGGCACAAGCTCTCCGACGATTCCACCGCCCCCTTTGGCGCTGGGCAGCCCATTGTTACCGAGACGGTGATCAAGGGTGAGTTGCTGGCCAAATATCAGGATTTCATTGAGCTTGGCTGGTGCGATGGTTACGAGGCCTACAAGGCGTCGATCATTGTTGAGATCGACACGGCCAGCGGCCGGATCAACTGGAAGGATGAGCCCAATCTGGTCGGCCAGGCCCGGACATTTGCCGGACTCATGCAATTCCGCATTTGATGGCGTCGTTATAATTCCGATCTGCTTCGGCGCAGCGCATTTTCGGAGTCGTGGCTTACCTGCTCGTTCGGCATTGGCCTACTCTCAGGTAAGCGAACAGCGTGAGACTCCGAAAACACCCTGCTCCTCGCATATCGAAATTCTAACTTAGCCATCCAGGTAACTATTTACACCGTTAGCCCCCGCTAAAGTGGGGGTTTAATTCAGCTTTAAAAGTATCGCATTTAAGAGGAGGTGACCCATGGGTCAGATTACTGGTAAGGCGACGGTCTTCGTTGACGGCGCAAAAATGGAAATGGAGCGCGGGGCCAAGGCAAATCCGGGAGGTGTCTCCCGCGATTTCGAGCGGCACCATGGCCGCACCTATCATAAAGAAGATGAGGTTGCGCCGTCGGTGGAGGGCAACATCCTGCACACCAAAGACACCGATGTGCAGGCGTTGAATTTCTCCAACGCCACAGTGATCTTTGTAGCCGACACCGGCCAGAAGTATGTGATGCGCGGCGCGGCGACGGAAAACCCGGTCGAGATCGACGCCGGTAGCGGCAAGAGCCCCATTAAGTTGGTGGGCGATTCCTTCGATAAGATGTGATGGCGTCGTAAAAAGTCCGATCTACTGCGTCGTAGCACGTTTTTGTTTGCTCGGCATACGCATGTATAGCCTCGCTCTCAAAAACACACTACTCCTTGTATATCGAAATTTTTACTTAGCCATACGGATGTTTTTTTTACGAAACCATTAAGGGACGGACTAATGCGGCGGGAGCGACAGCCAAGGAGCCGCGTAAGGAGAAGTTGATGGCACGGATCAAAGGAAAACTCAGGCATGGCCTGAAACTGGGCAAGGAGTTCTGCAAAGACTTCGAGCTCCATGACCACCTGACCGCAGGCATGATCATTGAGGCCAAGGAGGCGGCCGAGAAGGTGGTGCCTTTTGAGATGGGCGGCCGCATGGTGCCGGTGGTGGTTGAGAGCCCTGCCAAGCTGGGGGCGCTGATCCTCTGTCAGCAGGTGGCCATGATCGGCCCCCTGGCCGGGCCGCTTGATTATGAACTGTTCGCCACCCTGCATCAGGAGGATCTCGACATCATTAACCTCTATGCCGATCTGGCCGCAGGCGCTCTGACCAGCAAGGAGGTCTCTGACAAGCTTGCGGAACTCGCGGCCCAGGCGTCTCCGGAGGTGACGCAAAGGGGGCGAGACCTTGGCTCTGGCGGAGACGTTGGAGGCCGTGGAGCGGAAGCTGATGCGTAAGGGTGCGATGTTGACGGAAATTCAAGCACTGAGGAGGGAGCCGCTTAGGCGGCTTCTTCGTATGAACGGAGACTAATGGGCGACCTGCGGACCAGAATACTTCTTGATCTGACCGGCAACCTGGAGCGGCGCGCCAAACGCTATTCCGGTGCCCTTGACCAGTTCAGCAAGAAAGGGCAGCGCAGCATGGCGATGCTCCGCAAAGGTGCGGCGCGCACCGGCAAGATGCTTGACGGTTTGGGCGGGCGTTATACCGGGATGCTCGCCGGGGCCGGAAGCGCTTATATAGCCACCCGCGAGGCGAAGCTATCGGCCCTGCTTGATAAACAACTGATCCAGACCAGGCAAACGGCCGGGGCCACTAAGGAGATGGCCAAGCTCCTGCGGGCTGAGCTGCACGCCATGGCCAAAGAGACGGGCCAATTGTTCGACAGCCTGCTGGTCGGGTTTGACAATTTGATCCAGTCCGGACTTACCTGGGAGCAGGCGCTGGCGACCATCACGGCGATTAACCCGGTCATGGCGGTGACCAGTGCCAAGGCCGAGGTGCTTTCCACGGCGTTGACCGTAGCGGCCGAGGCGTTTGATTTTGATTTGAGCAAGCCAGGGCTTGCGGTGGAGCTGCTCGATCAGATGACCGTGGCCGGGCGGTTGGGAAATGCCGAGCTGGAGGACCTGGGCAGTATTTTCGCCAGGGTGGGAATCAATGCCAAGGCGGCCGGGCTTGATTTTGCCGGAACCCTGGGCTTTATCGAGCAGCTTTCGCTCATAGAAAAGAACCCGGAGCGGTTGGCTACCCTGGCCGATAGCACGCTGCGGCTTTTTACCAACCAGAACTATAAGAAGATGGCGGCTAAGGCCACGGGCGTTAAGTTTTATGATACGAAGGGCAGTCGGCGCGAGGCCTTTGCCGTGCTTGGCGATATTGCCAAGAAGTATAAGAGCATCGAAGATGATCGGAAGAGAGACCGGTTTATCCAAAAAGCCTTTGGCAAGGCCGACCTCGATACCATCAAAGGACTGAGGGTCCTGCTCTCAGGCGACGCCATTGTCAAGGTGCGTGAGATGAGCAAAGAGATTGCCGCCAGCACCGGCACCATTGGCCGGGACCTGGAGGATGCGCTGGGAAACTCGGTGGACCAGGTGGGGCGGCTTAAAAACGTCTTGCGTGAGGCGGCTGACGGATTTGCCCAGCCGGTTAATGACGCGGTTGAGCGGGCGGTGAAGTACTTGCTTGACGAAAAGAAACTCAGTGGCGGTGAGATCCTGGCCGGGGGCGCTATTGCCACGCTGACAGGTTTGCTTGCCCTTAAGGGCGGCGGCAAGTTGCTGCAAAAATTAGGCAGTACGGCAGGAGGGGTCGCAGCCGGTAAGGCCCTGGAGGAGGCTGCTGGAGTAAAGCCGGTCTTCGTGGTGAACTGGCCGGGCGGTTCCATGCCGGGCGGTTCCATGCCTGGCGGGTCCATGCCGGGCGGCAAGAGCGGCGGTGGGATTTTTGGGCCGGGCGGCGGTTTTGCGCCAAAGGCGGCGGGCGGGGCTGCAGCGTTGACCGGTGGGATCGCGCTGGTCGGGGCCGGTATCGCGATCTCGCAGGCCTCGAAGGCGCACGGCTGGGGCGCAAAAACTTACATGGCCGGAGACAAGGAACGGGAAGTTATGGGCCTGGCCGGGGCGTTGCGGAACCCCAGAGAGAAGTTGCTGAACGTGGCCGACCTCCTCTCGCTCGGAGTGATGAAACCGGCGGGGAGCTGGAACGAAACAATGCGCGCCGAAGTGGTGGTGAAGGTGAAGGCGGAGCCAGGGACGGAGGCCAGGACGGATGAGCTGCGCTCCAGTAACGGCAACTTCGATCTGCAGGCGGAGACGGAAGTTGGGTTTGTTGGCGGAGGAGCTTTTTAAAAGCATGAGTTGGCGGGAGACTATCAAAGCCCGGAGCGTGGAAGGCAAGGCGCTGATCGGCAGCTTTCGGGGGGCGCGTTTTATCGTGCCCTCTTCAGACGCCGTATTCGGCCGCCGGAACGTGGTGCATGAGTACCCGCTGCGTGATACGGCCTGGGTTGAGGACTTGGGCCGCAAGGCCGGGCCGTTCTCAATACCGGTGTTCGTGGATGGGAGCCTGGTTAAGTCCGGTGATTATACCGAGGCCCGTGACGCGCTGATCGCGGCCATCGAGGAGGAAGGCCCCGGGACTCTGGTGCATCCCTGGTATGGGACCATGACCGTGTCCCTGGCCGAGCCGTCTCCGGTAAAGGAGTCCACCAGTGCGGGAGGCCGGGCCACCTTCCGCTTGGTGTTTGTGGAGGACGGCGGGTTGCGTTACCCGGCCTCCGGGGCGGACACGGCCTGGGCCGTAGACGAAAAGGCGGACAGCGCCCTCGAAGTGAGTCAAGAGGACTTCAGCAAGATTTTTGATACGGACGGCCTGCCCGGTTGGAGCCTGACCGAGTTGGCCGCAGATCTCTACACCACCCTGGCAGACCTTGAGGAGATGGTGGCCGGAGTGGCCGGGGAAATTGCAGCCGAGATCAGGAGCCCGGCGAACATGGCCACCGCGATCATCGGCTCGGTCCAGCGGTTGGCGAAGGTCGCCACCGAGCCGCTGCGGGCCATATTATTATATAAGAGTCTTTTCGATGCGGGTGACGATTGCCCGGCCATCTCGACCACCACCTCTGTGCGGCAACAGCAGGCCGGGAGCACGGCGGCCATCCAGCGGTTGACCCAACAGACTGCGGTGATTGAGGCCTGCCGGTCATCGAGCCAGGCCGAGTACCCGACCCGCAGCGAGGCCCTGGCTGCAGCGGCCCTGCTCCTTGACAATCTGGACGGATTGATGGAGGCGGTTGACCCGGTGAGCGGCGAGCCGATCAGCGATGACGTGTACCAGGTGTTGGCGGGATTGCGGGCTGCAGTGTCTGTAGACCTGCGCACCAGGGGAGCGCGGCTGCCTGACCTGACCGCCTATACACCGCCCGCTACTCTGCCGGCCCTGGTGGTGGCGCACCGGATCTACGGTGATGCGACCAGGGCGGATGAGATAACTAATCGCAACAAGCTCCGCCATCCGGGCTTTGTGGTCGGCGGCGAGGAACTGGAGGTAATGGCCACATGAATGATGAGATAGAGCTGCTGGTCAACGGTAAGATCTATACCGGCTGGAAAGGGGTAAGTGTGCGGAGCTCGCTGGACTTTTTTGCTAGTTCCTTTGACCTGACCCTGACCGATACCCAGGCGGGTGACGCCAGGAAGATCAAGTTGGGCAGCTCCTGCCGGGTACGGATCGACGGCGAACTGCTCATCACCGGTCATGTGGATCGGCGCAAGCCAAAGTACGACAGCAAGAGCAGGTCGCTGACCATCTCCGGAAGGTCAAAGGTTGCGGATCTGGTTGATTGTTCGTTGCCGCCAACCGATGCCGGTTCTGGTCAACAAAATAGTCAGACCTTGTTGCAACTGACCACCACCATTGCTGGCCGCTTCAACATAAAGGCGCGCTCGGAAGTGAGTGGCCTGGCCCCGATAAAAAGGGGTAATTTGGCCCCTGAACAAACACCTTTTGAGTTTTTGGAAGTTTATGCACGGGCTGCGGGGGTGCGGCTGGCAGACGACCCGGACGGCAATCTGGTGATCACCAGGGCGAGCACGGAGCGGGTGGCTACGGCCCTGGTGCTGGGCGAAAATATCGAGAAGGCTGAGGGCGAGTTTTCGGAGCGTGATCGCTTCAGCCATTATTATATTTATGGTCAGGGATCTTTTTCAGGTGAGGATAATGCCGAATTAGTAGCCCATATCACCGGGTATGCGGAGGATATGAAGGTCCGCTACCGACCCACCACCATCATCGCCGAGGGCGCAATGGATAACCTTGGTATGGCCAAGCGCCGGGCCGAATGGCAGCGTAATGTTCAGTATGGCCGCTCCCGCCAGGCCACCTATACGGTGAGCGGCTGGCGCCATAAGGACGGGTTGTGGCGAAAGAACACCAATGTCCTGGTCCGGGACGAATGGATGGGCTTCACCGGCAAGGACGGCAAGGGCGAGTGGCTGATGATCGGCACGGTGGAGTTTGTGATTGATGAGGGCGGCAAGCGGACCAGGCTGACCGTGATGCCGAAGGAGGCCTATGATCTGGTCCCCTTGCCTGCTGCTGAAGAAGAGGACGGGTGGTGAGCGAGTCCATGTACCGTAGATTGACCGGGCCGATTCGGCGGCGGCTGAAGCTGATGCTCTCTCGGGCCGTGGGCCGGATGGTTGATCCATCCACCTTGCTGCAGACCATGCAGCTTGAGCTGCTCAAGGGCGAGGTGCTGGACAACATCGAACATCTTGAAGGTTACGGCCGCACCGCCAATCCGCCCGAGGGGTTTGAGGCGCTATGCGCATCGCTGGGTGGTGACCGGGCTCATACCGTGGCCCTGGCCGCCTGGCATCGGAAATACAGACCGACCGGATTCAAGCGCGGCGAGAATGCCATCTATGACGACCAGGGCCAGGTCATTGCCCTGCTGCGGGACAAGCATATCCATATATATGGTTGCAATACCTTGACGGTCGATGCGGCCGAGGATGCCATCATCAACACCAAGCGGTGCGCAGTCAACGCCAGCGAAAGTTGCACACTCACCGCCCCTCTGGTTACGGTGGCAGCCTCAACCAAGGTGCGCTTCGAGACTCCTCTGCTTGAATGTACCGGACCGATCAAGGACAACTGCGACAGTGGCGGAGTCTCCATGGCTGATATGCGGCAGGTGTACAACGGTCACAACCATGCTGAAAACGACAACGGCGGGCCTACAGACCCGCCGAACCAGATCATGGAATAGACCATGGATATTTCGATTATTTATAACGGCAAGGAACTGACCTTTGACATGGCCATCCGCAATGGCGACCTGGCCACGGATGACGGTTTGCTGACTGCGGTGCTGGTGAGTTGGTTCACCGACCGGCGGGCCAATGATGATGACGTGGTCCCGGACGGTACGGGTGACAGGCGGGGAAGCTGGCAAGACCAGTACCCGGATATCCCCGGCGACTTGATGGGTTCGCGGCTGTGGCTGCTCTCCCGCGAGAAGCAATTGCCGGACGTGTTGCAGCGGGCTCGGATGTATGCAGAGGAGGCGCTGGCCTGGGCGCCTGAAGACGGTATTGCGAAAACGGTATCCGTGCCGGCTGCATGGGCCGGGCCGGGCATACTCGTACTGCCGCTCGATATGCTCCTTGTCGACGGATCGCGGTTTAAGGCTGTAATCAACTATCCATTGGAGGGTTAAATGTCATTTGAAAGACCGACACTGCCGGCGCTCATCAAGCGTATTCAGGGTGACGTTGAGGGGCGGCTGGCTGGCGTTGATCCGCACTTGCGCAGATCGATGTCCGGAGCGCAGGCCAGGGCGGAGGCAGGGGTGGCGCATGGGCTGCATGGCCATCTTGACTATTTAGCCGATCAGCTGCACCCGGCCACTGCGGATGAAGAACACCTGTACCTGCATGCCGGCTGGTGGAAAATACCGCGTAAGGACCCGGAGGCTGCTGTTGGTTCGGTGGATGTAGTGGGCAATGATGGTTCGGTGATCTTGGCCGGGAAGGTGCTGCAGCGCGGCGATGGTGTTGAGTATTCAGTAGACGCCGAGGTGGAGATTGCCGGCGGGACGGCATTGGTGGCTGTAACTTGTGCGGATGCCGGCCAGGCCGGTAATGCTGATCCGGGTGTGGCCTTGACGTTTGTGGAGACTCTCTCCGGAGTGCAGGGCAAGACCACGGTTGATGCGGGCGGACTGACCGGCGGCGCTGATATCGAGGACCTTGAAGACTGGCGGGCCAGGTTGGAGGCCAGGGTGCAGGAGCCTCCCCAGGGGGGCCGTAACTCGGATTACAAGACCTGGGCGCTTGAGGTGGCCGGGGTGACCAGGGCGTGGGTTTTTGATAACTGGCTCGGAGTCGGCACCGTTGGAGTATTTTTTGTTCGTGATGGCGATGACGAGTTTATCCCGGATGAGGCCGAGGTCCAGACGGTGTTCGACTATATCAGTGAGGTGCGGCCGGCAGGGATGAAGGGGATGTATGTGCTGGCGCCTGTGGCTGTGGTGGTGGATATGACCATCTTGCTTGAGCCGAATACCAGCAAGGTGCGGGCGGCCGTAACTACCGAGCTTGATGATCTGTTCCTGCGTGAGGCCCAGGTCGAGGATGGAGCTGGCAGTGGCGCCATGAAGATCAGCCATATCAATGAGGCCATCAGCCTGGCCGACGGAGAGACTGATCACGAGCTGGTCGGGCCTGCTGTTAATCCGACCTTTAGCGCCGGAGAGATAGGCGCGCTTGGCGTAATAACCTTCCAGAGTTTGTAAGCCATGGGTAAAACAGCAGCGGAATATAAGCAGCAGTTTAAGGCATTATTGCCGCCAGGGAGACTCTGGGACTCGTTGCGGCGGGAGGGTAGCGTTGCCGATGATTTTTGGGCTGCGCAGGCCGAGGAATTTGCCAGGGTTGACCAGCGGGCAGATGATCTGCTTGCCGAGGCGAATCCGCGCACCGCTTTTGAGATGCTGCCCGATTGGGAGAATAGGGCCGGATTGCCGGATGTATGCGCCGGGTCGCTGGCCACGTTGCAGCAGAGGCGTAATGCCGTGGTGCAGAAGTTGATCAGTGTTGGCGGCCAGAGCCGACCCTATTTTATTGCCCTGGCTGCAGCCCTTGGTTACGAGATAACGATTGACGAGTTCGAGCCGTTTACCTGCGAAAGCGACTGCGACCAGCCTATTTATGATGAGGACTGGCGCTTCGCCTGGCGGGTGAATGCGCCGGAGGAAACAATAATTGAGTTTACGTGCGAGAGCCCGTGCGAAGAGCCGCTACGGGTATGGGGCAATGAACTTCTCGAATGCACTATTCGGGAGATTTGTCACTCGCACAGGAATGTTCTGTTCGGATACGGAGGATAATCATGCATAGAGTGGACACATCGACGGCCGTGGCCGTCAAACCAGCATCTGAGGCGGCGGGCGACCCAGGATATTTCACCAAAGGCGATCCGGTTGGCGGTACACCGGCCACCGTGCCGGGAATGGATTGGTGCAATATGATGCAGGAGGAGATGATTGCGATACTGGTCGCCTTTGGCGTAACGCCTGATCAGGCCAAGGCGGACTACGGCCAGATTATTGATGCTTTGTTGGCCAATTTTGCCAATATCAGCGGTAATGCATCGCAGTTGTTCAAAGCGGCGGCCGGGGTCGCGGCTAATGACGTAGTTGTTAAAGGACAGGCTGCGTCGGAGGATGACACAGGGTTGGTTGAGTTGGCAAACGCGGCCGAGATTGCTGCTGGTCTCGATAACGAACGGGCAGTGACCTCGGCTGGATTGGCATCGTTCCCAAAACTTCTTACTGACTCAGGATATATTACCCTGCCTGGCGGATTAATTATTCAGTGGGGCCATGTATTAAGTGGAGTGACAGAAGCATTTCCCATAGCGTTTCCCTCGGCAGTTTTACATGTATCAGGGATCCATTATGGCGCCTTAGCAACTAGTAATATCATAGTTGATAATTCTGTTGGACCTACTCTTACACAATTTTTATTCAAAGAATCAGCGGGCGGTCTCATTACAGTGAAATTTTTTGCGTTGGGGTATTAAATTATGACGAAACATGCAGATATAGATAATTCGGGGTTTGTTAAAGGATTTTACGATTCTGACATTCATGATGCCAAGACCATCCCTAAAACAGCGGTGGAGATCACCAAAGATCAGTATCAGGATTGGTTGGTCAACCAGAATACCCGCAGATGGGAAAAAGATGCCTTGGTGGCTTCGCCACCGGCCCCGTCGTCAAGCCACGAATTGGTTGATGGAAAATGGGTGCCGGATATTAATCGGCTAAAGGCCGCAAAGGTCGCCAAACTGAGCATTGCGTGCGGGGTGGCCTGTGAGGTGGGGTATACGTCAAATGCGACGGACTCCAACCATCTTTATGCGACTGACAGGACAGATGGTCAACTTAACCTGCTCGGTCACCACCTGGATGCAATGACCAACTCCGCTGATCTTGATTGGACCCAGAAGATTACCTGTGTTCCGGAGGGCGAGACCACCAGCACCAGGGTGGCGCATACCGCAGCCCAAACCCTGGCCGTTACGGTACCGGTCAAGCAGATGATTGAGGGTAATCGCACTATATATAATGATAAGAAACATTACGTTTTAAACCTCGACCCGGCCAGCCCGACCATTGAGGAGGATATCGCCGCAGTGACCTGGGAGTCGGTCGAGCCGCAATAGAAAAAAGGGAGCGGCCGGGCTGTGCGCAAACACCACCCGGCCACCCAGCTTCAGTGCTTTAGACACTGTGAACCAGGCCTAGGGCTCCCCCTACCGCGTCGACACGGCGGGAGAATCCTAGCATAAATGCAATTAACTGCAAGGGGTTCCACTATGTCTAAACCAATCATCCCATGGATCGGCGGCAAGCGCCGTCTCGCCAAGCATCTTCTGCCACTCTTCCCCAAACACACCTGTTACTGCGAACCGTTCTGCGGGGCAGCGGCGTTGTACTTCCTGAAAGACCAGAGTAAGGTTGAGGTGATCAACGACATCAACGGTGATCTGATCAACCTTTACCGGGTAGTGCAGCATCATCTTGAGGAGTTTGTCCGGCATTTCAAGTGGTCCCTGGTCAGCAGGCAGATCTACAAGTGGCTCCAATCTTCCAACCCTGAGACCCTGACCGATATCCAGCGGGCCGCACGTTTTTTTTATCTGCAGAAGCTGTCCTTCGGCGGCAAGGTAAGCGGGCGGACTTTCGGCACCGCAACCACCTCTCCACCCAGGCTGAATCTTACCCGCATCGAGGAAGAGCTGAGCGACGCGCATTTGAGATTGTCCCGCACCCTCATCGAGCATCTTTCCTGGCAAAAGTGCATAGAGAAATACGACCGTAAGAAGACCCTGTTTTACTTCGATCCGCCTTACTGGCAGACAGAAGGCTACGGCGTGGACTTCGGCCTGGAGCAATACCAAGAGATGGCCAAGCTAATGCGAGGCATTAAAGGTAAGGCGATCCTAAGCATCAACGACCACCCGGACATCAGGGAGGTTTTTGCAGGATTTACAACCAAGGAGGTGCCGATCACCTACACGGTCGGTGGTGGCAGTAAAGGAGTGAAACGGCAGGAGCTGATTATTCTGAGTTGGTGA